TGGGTCTGGGTCTGGGTCTGGGTCTGGGTCTGGGTCTGGGTCTGGGTCTGGGTCTGGGTCTGGGTCTGGGTCTGGGTCTGGGTCTGGGTCTGGGTCTGGGTCTGGGTCTGGGTCTGGGTCTGGGTTGTTTGTTAAAAAATGCCCTGTTTTTGACAAACGTTTGTTATCTGGGCGCGCGGGTCGCGAGAATAACAAACAAAAAAAGACCCGCACTAGGCGGGTCTGCTGGGTTGCTGGTGGCGTTTATCTAAATAGCGCGGGGATATGCTCCCAGAATAGAACTGCGCTTAATAGCGCACCTAATAGACACGCGCCGAGTACTTCCCAAATACTGGGGTGGCGGTTATTTTCCATCATGCGTCCTCGTAATTGTTTAAGGGTTTAAGCCACGCGAAAGTCGCGCGCGCTTTGGCTGGGTCTGTTATCAGATTAACAAACCAGTCCTCGCTTATATCGCCGTCTATTGTCATCTCGCAGATTTCTGCGAACGCGTCTATGCCGTACATCTCCGCAAAATCAACGCTGGACGCTAGAGATACGCTAGACGCTTTATCTAAGCCCATGTCAGATAAAACCATGAGATATTCCGCCACGTTATCGTCAAAATCCCAGCGAGTATTTCGCGCGCTGGTCTGGGTGCTGGGCATAATTTTCCAGTTATCCTCCCAGCCCGCGCCGTCATCGTCCCAACGTTCATACGCGCCCGCCACGCCATAATTCGCGCGTCCATATCCATAACTGGGTGCGTAGGTCTGGCGTATTGGTTTTTGGTTTACTTGCTGGGTTGCCAGCTTTCCCAGTTTGGACGCTTTCTTGCTTACTGGCGCGCTCTTACTGGTATTGGACGGCGCAGTCCACGCATAAGTGTTGGAGAGCCACAAACCTCCCCAGAATACGCCAGCATTTTGGTTGATAGTGGCAACGCGTCCCGCGTTATCCATTAACACAAATTTATTACCAGACCCTATATGGTCGCCAACAATTTTAGAAAATGCTGGGTGCATAAAAAATTCAGGATTACCTGCCAGCATAGGTCGCAGATAGTCGCGGATATAGTGCCACGTGTCTGACTTGCTGGGGTCGGCTTTGTTGCCAGTACTCAAAATCCCATTGTGCATAAGGGCTAAGTCCATGCCGTGTTCTGCATGGTTTAAGACCATATAGGGGTGACAATTCTCTAGGTCGGTGTCGCCATGCGTTCTCATGCGTAGGTGATACGCGCAGTCCTTCCCAGCAATATGCGCGTTATAAAACGCGATAAACTCCGCGTCTGTTTTTGGGAGAATTTTCTCCATAATCAGACAATTGTTTTCGGAATACATAACGCCTACGCCGTCTGAGTTGTAACTAAAAAAGTCAGAAAGCCAATGGGCTGGTAGTACTGGCGCGGTTGTTGGTTGGTTGATAAGTAAGCACATGATTAGATTTCCTCTAGGTTGGTTGTTGGTTGGTTGTTGGTTGTAACGCGCCGTGTATCTGTCTTAGGTTTAAAGGGTAGCGTGTAACCTTTGTCAGTCAAATAAGCGCGCAGGTGGCGCGTGTCGCGTCTGTTATTTTCCAAGCAAATGTATTGCAGAAAATTCGCAGTTGTAAGTTGCGTCTGGGACGTATCACGCGCAAAGAACCACGATATGAACGAGAACTCTAAACAAGCCATAATAGTTGTGTATTTGAGTGAACCCTTAAACAATCTGAATTCTACTGTCTTCTCGTTATTAAAATTTAAGGCTTCGTAACGACTAGAGTTTAAGTTGCGGAGCGCGTTGCGTTTGCGTGAGCCGTTGCGATAGTCGCGTTCGTAGTCGTCTGGTTGCGTTGCGCGTGTCTCTGGGTGCGCGGTGCGTACTGCGTCCTTAATCCACGACTTATCCACGCTCTTATCCTTAAACACGCTATAAGACGATTCCGTCCTTCTGGCGATTGTTTTAATAAGGTCGTGATTCTTTTCATCGTTGATAAACAAAACTAACTTGCTTGCGTGTAGTAATGACATTCCTGCTTTGCACACGTGGACGTGTAGCCCACACGTTCTAGTGTTGTGCGATTTAGCACCTGCAAACCTTTGCTTGAAAAATGCTAACTGCTCCGCGTGAACGTCCAGACCCGTGTACCCAGTTACCATTTCAAATCCGCAGTCTAGTGAGCCGTCCTGCTCGCATAGTGCATATTGTTTGCCAGCGTCCACGCGATATCCCAGCGCGCCCAGTAGCTCTCCTGCTTTGTTGTAGCGGTCATATCCTTCGCCGATTTCCATTTCCAATTCGAGACCCAGTAAGACGCACGTTTTCCTGTCGTCGTACTTGCTGGGGATATGCCCTAATTCGTGTTTGCTTGAGTGGTACTCACCGATAACAGAATTATTCTCTCTTTCGTCTTCGTCTTCGTCCTGCGTGTCATCGTCTGCCACGTACATATCGCGCCTGTCTGAGTAGTGATATCTACTAGAACGGCAGTCTTCGCAGACGTAGTAATCGCCGTCATAAATTGAGCACAAATCGCCGTCCAAAAATAAATAGTCGCAGTCATGGCACTCGGCAAATTGATCTGAAAATAAGTCGCGCAACGTATCTAGCCAACGCGCGCGCCCTAAGTTTAGGTGCTGGTTGATAACATCTAGCGCGCTCTGGGGGTCGTCGTCGCGTATCGCGTCTGTTAGATTTTTGCCCAGTATTTTCCATGCGACTTTTGCGCGTAGATAGCGCGTGGGGTTGGTCGCGGTGCTAGTGCCTAGTGCGCGCTCGTAACGCGTGGCGCGTCTGTCTGGTGCGTAACGTTCGCGGATTAGGTTGCGCTTATCTGCGCTGGTGCTGTAGCTTGAGCCGTGATTCCTGATGTAGGTTTGTAAGTCCATTTTGAATTTTCCTCTAGGTTAGTCAAAATTTGAGCGTGGATCGCCCAGACCCGATTATCAGGATTTTCTCTATATAGGTCAAATTGTTTTCTGGCAATTTGACGTAGTGCTAAAACGCTATGTCAAATTGTCAAATATGGGGCTTGAATTGTTATTTTGACTAGGTGAAATGACTTAACACGCAAGCCATATAGCTACTGGGTTTAGGGGGTGCGTTTAGCTAAATTGTTATACCTTATGAGGATTTTAATAATCCAAAAATCAATATATGGGTTTGGTGTAGACGTGCGAGGAGTCAGCGACTTAAAACGGCATGGAAATTTGACAATTTGACAATATTTGACAATCTCTAGTCTGGGTGTCTGGGTGCTGGTCTGGGTGCGTGTTTGGTTGGTGCTGGTTGCGTGTTTGCGTGTTTGCGTGTTGCTGGTTGCGTGTTGCTGGTTGCGTTCAGGTAAATTTTCATCACGCCTTTGGATGCTCCCAGCAGACCGCACTCAGCATTATCTAAAATGCACTGATAAGACCATGACAATATGACCTTAAAACCTTTATTCTTGTTTTACATAACGTACGTTATACGCAATCGGCAGTCTGCTGGGTGCTGTCTGCATTATGTTGAACGGATTATATCGATTATCTCAATTATTATATATAATGCTAAGTTGTTGATTTATATAGGGATTTTTTTGCCTATTAAAAAAGAAAAAGGGGGTCATTAATATCCCCCCACCACGCAACTCCGTTAGCAAAACTCAAAAAGCTACCCGCATACAGCAAAAAAGCTAAATATAAAACCCAAAAAAATTTTTTAATTTTTAATACTGCAACACATTCTTTTACACTAGGTAAATCTTGTTTGACATAATTTGTGCTTTTTATAAAAATGCACTAATATTCACCTTATTTACGAGGAAAAAGGGAAGAATATGAAGATATTTGGGCTACCAGCCAATTTTTTCTCTATTGAAGTAAAAGTAGATCGAATTGTTGCTACTGAAGAAGAACTCGGTAAAATTTTCGATGCCGCTTTTAAAGGCATTACAGGCGACTCTCTTGCACTTGCTTCAGGCTTCATGCCCAAAGCATTTGCCGTATTGCGCGAATCAGACGAAAACGTAGCGAACGCTATTTCAGTCGGTACTGCCATGAATGAGATGATGCTATCTACTGTAGCCAATGAAAAAGCAATAGATGAACGCGATTTAAAAGCGTTACAGTTTTTACTGACCCACAAACACAACTGGAAACCAGCTAGACCAGACAATGACGCAAACGGCGATGTAACCATCAATGTAAGAAATTGGCTACCTGACCCAGAAATTAATGACAACTGAAATTGGTTTTAATTTGCCCATATTGCATAAAGGGCAAGAAACACTATTCAAACAACAAAAACGTCTAAACGTAACAAGGTGCGGACGGCGTTGGGGTAAGACTCGATTTTTAGAATGGTTGGCGGCAAGAGGCGCGGCAAACGGCAAGTCTGTTGGAATCTTCGCGCCCGAGCATAAACAGTTAGCAGAGCCGTGGGATCACTTGCGCGATATGCTCGACCCCATCATCAAAACGGCAAACAAGAACGAAGCCACGATGAAGCTAATCGGCAAAGGCAAAATTGACTTTTGGACGTTAAATGACAATGAATTAGCTGGGCGCGGACGCGAATATGACTTAGTGCTAATTGATGAGGCTGGATTTACTAAGTCCCCGCAAATGAAAGATGATGTATGGTTCAAAGGAATCAAGCCGACCATGCTGACAACTCGCGGAATAGCGTGGGTGTTCAGTACGCCAAACGGCGTTGATCCAGACAACTTCTTCTATGCGGCATGTAATGACGACAGTTTGGGATTTGCAACCTTCCATGCGCCAACTAGTACAAACCCTTATGTGCCATTAGATGAGCTAGAACGCGAAAGAGTCCGCAACCACCCGATGGTGTTCAGGCAAGAGTATTTGGCTGAGTTTATTGATTGGTCAGGAATTGCGTTCTTCTCCGTAGACAAACTGCTGGTCAACCATGAGCCAATTCAGTACCCCGAAAAGTGCGATTCTGTGTTTGCCGTAATGGATTGCGCGGTAAAAGGCGGTAAAGAACATGACTCAACTGCGGTAATCTACTTTGCATACAATGAGCATTTAGGTATACCTTTAACAATTTTAGATTGGGATGCGGTCAATATTGACGGCGCTCTGCTAGAAAACTGGATTCCTAGCGTGTTTAGCCGATTGGAAGAATTGGCAAGACAATGCAAGTCGCGCAACGGCGTGACAGGTACATTTATCGAAGATACTGCCGCTGGGTCAATTTTGCTCCAACAAGGCAGAAACAGAGGCTGGAACGTCCATGAGATTGATAGCAAATTAACTCAATCTGGCAAAGACGAACGGGCAATCAACGTGTCTGGCTATTACCATCAAGAAAAAATGAAAATTAGCGAATATGCGTTTAACAAAACCATGACGCTCAAAGGAACAGCCAGAAACCATTTATTAACCCAACTAGCAAACTTTCGGATTGGCGACAAAGAAGCCTTCAAACGAGCAGACGATCTATTAGATTGCGCTGTCTACGGATTAGCTATTGCGCTAGGGGATAAGTATGGGTTCTAATGCTATTATGGGCAAAATATATTTCTAGGGAATAATCTATGTCTGAAATAACCATATCCAATACAGGCTTACCTTCCCCGCTGATGGAGTTTCTTCAGGCGGAAGCAATAGAGCCGGGCAGTCCTGTAGGCTATCAGACTTGTAAAGCGATCTTTGAGTTTCACCCTTTAGCCGCTAAGATTATTGAAAAACCGATTGTATTAGCCCTATCCAAACCGCGCATTTTGGCGATGGATGTACATCCAAAAGATATGCTGATTAAAGCGTTCCAAGATGAATGGGATAATTTAGAAGCAACCAATGTAATCCGTGACGTTACATTTTTAAAGCGCGTGTATGGTGTAGCCGCCGTAATCTACGGCGCTGAAGGCGTACCTACCGATCAGCCGATTGATCCTTGGACGTTGCCTGATTTAGATATTTACTTTAATAAGCTCGATCCGTTAAACCTTGCTGGCTCAACAGTCACCAATCAAAACCCTAACGCGCCAGACTTTCAAAAGCCTAAAACGTACATTACTGCCGCGGGTCAGCCTTATCACCCATCAAGAAGCTGTATTGTGTTTAATAACACACCAATTTATTTAGCTTATCAATCTTCTGGCTTTGGCTTTACAGGTCGTTCTGTGTTTCAACGCGCCCTATACCCCTTAAAATCCTTTGTTCAGTCTATGGTGACGGACGATTTGGTGACGTTTAAGGCTGGATTACTGGTTATTAAGCAAAAGCAATCTGGCTCAATCGTAAACCGCTTAATGCAAGTAGGCGCGGGAATTAAGCGCAGTATGCTCCAGCAAGGCACTACAGGTAACGTGTTGTCTATTGATGTGGATGAGGATATTGAGTCTATCGACTTGAACAATACTGATACCGCCATGACTACGGCTAGGGACAATATCGTAGCCAATATTGCGGCGGCGACAGAAACCCCAGCCATTTTGCTTAAAGATGAGGCGTTTACCAATGCGTTTGCTGAAGGTACTGAGGACTCTAAAGCAATTGCCCAGTACGTTACAGGTCTGCGTAACGATATGCGCTCCTTATTTACGTTCTTTGACAAAATCGTTATGCACCGCGCATGGAACAAACAGTTTTATGAGGCAGTTCAAGCTAAATACCCTGAAATGTACGCAGGAAAGACTTACGAAGAAGCTTTTTATGAGTGGAAAAACGCTTTCCGTCCACTTTGGGAAAATTTAATTGAAGAAACCCCAAGCGAAAAAGTAAAAACAGAAGAAGTCAAACTCAAAGGTATTACCGAAATGCTAAGAACTATTCTGCCTGTCATTAATCCTGAAAATAGAGCAATTGCCATTCAATGGGCGCAAGACAACTTATCTGAAATGCCTGATATGTTCAAAAGCACAATGCAACTAGATATTGATGCCATTGCAGACTATGAACCTCCAACTCCCCTAACTGCACCGACTGAGCCACCATCTAAGGATTGATTGTGACATTCTATGAGTGCCTCACAGCCGCCATTAATGAATTTATTATTTATGGCTTCGATAGCCAAGATAGACTTGATTATTGGGTAAAAGAGCTTAGAAAAACGGCTGTAAAATCATTAGTTACGCCGCAAAAGCTCCAAAATGAGCTTGAACGTGCTTTAAAAGGCGCTTTTGATCGTTTAGTAACTAAGGGCGGATTAGTCAATAAAGATGTAACAAGATTTACTGTAGACAGATTAAAGCCAAAAATGCGCGCTGAATTGGATCGCCGCATCTTAGCTTCGGTCAATCTTATCAAATTTAACCGCGAAGAATCTATCAGTAATATGTTGCGCCGCTTCTCTGGATGGGCAACTTCAATCCCTATTGGCGGAAGCAAAGTAGTCGATAAAAAAGAAGAAAAAAAGCAGATTAAAAAAGAATTAGGGATGCTTCCGTTCAAAGAACGGCGCGTGATTATTGACCAAACCCACAAGTTAATTGCTAATATTAACGAAATCGTAGCGTTAGATAATGGCGCAATTGCCGCAAAATGGCACAGTAATTGGAAACAGTCGGGATATAACTATCGTGAAGATCATAAAGAATTAGATGAGAATATTTATTTAATTCAAAATAATTGGGCGCAAAAAGATGGTTATGTAAAGCCAAAAGATGGATATACTAGCAATGTAGTCGCGCCCGGCGAAGAGGTATATTGTCGGTGTCGTTATAAGTACCTTTATCGAGTTAGTCAATTGCCCGATGAAATGGTTACCCAAAAGGGTAAAGAAGCGTTACAATCCAAGAAAATTTACTAGGGTTTTAGCCTATGCCATTTAAATCGGAACAGCAACGAAAAGCCATGTATGCGGCGGCATCAGGTCATTCCAATATTGGTATTCCGAAATCAGTAGGCGAAAAGTTTGTCAAACATAAAGACGATAACGATCTTGAATGGCTTGACGAACTGTTATTAAAAGAAATGGAAGTTAATCTGTTAAAAGGCGATGAAGCCCCACAGCTATTAACTCCTGAAGCTCATATTGATTTAAGCCATGAGCTACAAAAACTTCAAGTTAAAGATATTGGGGATAAACTTCGCCAAATTGCCCAGCACATTTCTGGCATGAAAAAAGACGAAGCGATTGTAAAGTTAAGCGGTGATGATTGTAAAGTTCCTGAAAATGATTGTAAAGAAGATTCCGTAGAAACTGTACCTGAAGAACCTCCTATTGTTGAACCTGTAGCCAATGACGCTGGCGCGCAGGGGCGTTGCGCGGGTATTATGTTTGTCACTAAAGATGAAGAAATATTGCTAATTCGCCGTGGTAATGGCGGGGACTATCCACAAACATGGGCAGTACCCGGCGGACACCAAAACGAAAAAGATGCAGACCTTGAAAGCGCCGCTAGGCGCGAGTGCAAGGAAGAAACAGGTTTAGAGTATGACGGCAAATTAGAAGTTTTATTTGATGATGGGCAGTTTTGTACTTATATCGCGCGTGACGTAGATAAAGGCAATGTGACTTTGAACTATGAGTCTACAGGCTATGATTGGTGCAATATTAATACCCCACCAACACCATTACACCCCGGCATGGAAATAGCTTTTAAAGTAGCAAAAGCCAAAACGGAAACCGATATAGCTCAGTTAATTAGCGAAGATGTATTGGCTAGTCCGCAAATGTACGCCAATATTGGCTTATTTGCCATTCGTATTACAGGGACAGGTTTAGCCTTCCGATCCAGCATTGGCGAACACGTTTGGCGTGACCCTTCTCTTTATTTAAATGATGAGTTTTTAAAGCGTTGCAATGGGCTAATGGTCATTATGGATCACCCCGAAACGCAAGTATTAACCCCCGAAGAATTTAAACTTCGTGCTGTAGGTAGTGTTATGTTGCCTTACATTAAGGGCGATGAAGTATGGGGAATTGCCAAGATTTACGATCAAGAAGCAATAACTGAAATTTGTGAAGGCGAAATTTCGACTTCCCCAGCCGTTGTATTTGACGAAACGGCTGGTAACATTACACTTACTACTGAGAATGGCGAGCCACTCTTGATAGAAGGTGTGCCATTTCTGCTGGATCACATAGCAATCGTAACGAAAGCTAGGGGTTCAAAAGGAGTCTGGGACAAAGGTGGCGATGCTACTGGAGTTTTATTAACTAACAATGAGGTGTCTGAAAATGACTGAAAATAAGATTGAGCCAAAGGCAGATGCCCAAGGCGATAAATTGGATGCCATTATGTCTTTATTGGGTCAAGTAATTACCCGTCAAGATGAAATGGAAAAGAACCTTCCTGCTCCACCGTTGGTTTCTGCTGCTGATAAAAAAGCAAAGAAAGACGACGATGCCAAGAAGGATGACGATGATGAAGATGAGGAAGAAGAAGCTAAAGGCAAAAAAGCCGATGCTGAAGGTTCCGATCCTAAAGAGCATGACCATGGCGAAATTAAGCCGGACGACGAAGGGAAGTTGGCACACCCAGGTCACATGAAATTTAAAAAAGATGATGACGAAGAAGAAGATGCCAAGAAAGATGACGACGACGAAGAAGCCGCTAAGAATGACGAAGATGAAGCTGTAATGGCTGATTGTCAAGCTAAAGCTGATTCTGTTTACTCTGCTTTTGGCAAATCTGCTTCACGCCCATTATCTGGTGAGAGCTTAACTGCTTATCGCAAGCGTATGGTTCGTGGTTTGCAAGCCCATAGTGACGAAATGAAGAACGTAAATATCAACGCTATTAAAGACGAAGCTATGCTTGCAGTCGTTGAAAAGCGCGTTTACGCTGACGCTATCGCCGCTTCCCGTGGCACAGGTGCAATTGCAAAAGGTCAATTGATCGAATTGCACAAAAAAGACCGCGCTGGTCGTACTATCACAGAGTTCCGTGGTGATATGGAAGCATGGTTAGGTGATTTCAAACTCCCAGCATATCGGGTTATGAAGTTTAATACTGAAAACTTTAAGCGCTAAGGATAAGCCATGACCGCACAAATTTCTCTCCAACCAATGGTGACAACCAATGCCGCTGGCTTATTTAACGTAAACAGCGCAGGTTTTACCCAAGGCGATGCACAAGATGATCCAGCAGTTAAGTTTGCTCTTGCTGGTGGTGTTCTCTCAACTTTGGCTACTTTGCCTTTATGGGGCGGTGTTCCAATTTCAGAGATCATCCCTGTTGCTCAACAAGGCGTTTACTCTGGTGACTATCAGCCCGGTACTGATACATTAGGCGGAACAATCATCCAATCAGATGAAGCTACTGCTCCTACAGGTATCGCTGTATTCAACCAAGCTTTCCAAGGTATTACAACCCCACAAAGTACTGCTCCTTTGTATTCACCCGGTATGTCCGTAAACTTCTATCGTTTTGGTAGCGGCGCGCGTATTCCATTGCCTTGTGATGCTTCAGTAGTCGCTTTAGCAGGTTCTTCTATCGTTGAAACTGTTTATTGGGATACAGTAAATTTCCGTTTAACAACAACCTCTACCAGCAATTTTGCTGTTCCTTGCAAAATCTTGCGTATCAGTACATCTGGTAACAAGATCGTAAGCTATAGTTCTGTTACTGGTAACGCTAACTGGTCTAATACCATTGTTGGTGGTTCTACTTCTGCTCCTGTAGCAGTAGTTCAAATCTAAGAAAGGAACTAGATCATGTCAGGTTTTGCACCTTCGTATGTAACAGTAAATCCGCATCACATGATGCCTGAGCTAATTATGCAATATAGCTTGGCTTCTGGTGCGTTTACAACTCTGGCAACAGAGAATCCTATGCCTCGCCTCGGTGAAGCTGACCTTTATGTTTATGCTAAAAAAGTTCAGTTGACAACTCAAGTATCAGCTAATCAATCAACGGCTAACCAGTTGCCTAGCGCATCTGTTATTCCTTCTATGATTAGTACTGCTACTTATCGTCTACAAACCCGCGCGCAATATGACAACTTCGATGAAGCGGCTACTGGTGCTTGGGGTTATGCCCTACCAGAAGCTCTCCGTTTAGCGGCTCGTCAAGGTATCGCTCAACAGTTGCGTAATGCACTTCTCTATGGCTATAACCCAGCCAATGGCGAAGGCTTGCTCAATACTGCTGGCGCTACACGCGTGAACTTAGGCGCAGATAGCAATGGTAATGTTGGCTATAGCACATGGGATTCAGGTCAATTGGCTCAGTTCTTGTTGAACATGATTGGTAATTTAAAAACTACCACTCTGCAAATTGGTCAACCATTGCGTTTAGTTTTTCTAGCTCCACAACGCTTCATTCAACAAATCTCTTACGGCGGCATCGTGTCATTGACACAATTCCAACGTATCGGCGCTGGTGTAGAAACCACCGCTGGATTAGTTGAAACTGTAGCTTCTTGGGCTGGCGGCGATGATGTTTCCTTCGCGGCTGACGATACTCTCGTTGGTCAAGGCTACGGCGGTACTGATGCAATCATCTTGGTTGCTCCAGAACTGAAAATCCCACGCGCTAATGCACAAATCAACACCAACGTATTTGCTACTTTGACGCCAAATCAAACTGCAACTACTTTGATGCTTTGTGACGTAGCCGCACCAACTGAAATTCCTACTCCATTGCCAGACGGCGGTATTACCACCCTCTACACAATGCGTAGCACTTCAGGTTGGGGTATCCGTCCAGAAGGTATGACAATTTTGTCAGCCGCTTATTAAAATCCTTCACGGGAAGTTGTAGCCGCCCTTCGGGGCGGTTTTTTAACAAGATTTAAGAAACCAAGTGATGCTGGTTACTTTCTTTATGGGGGGTTGGAGGTCTAAAAAACCTCGCATCATCAATCCCCCACCCATCTAGGGGAAATATCATGGAATTATTTATTGCAAACTGCTCTAAGCAAGATTTTTTGTTTACTTATATGTTGCCAGAGAATCAAAGACCTTTTTCTCATAAAATCAGGGCTGGAGCGCAAATGCGTTTGGTTCAAACCCAAGTAGAAGCTGACGTTATTATTAAACAGCACCTTCCTTATGGGTTAATGGAAGCAACTCACGTCAAAAAAGGCTTTGGTGGGCTTTGCTATCGTTTTAGCAAGCCAATTAGCGTAGAAGCTATTGAAGCGGGTATTGGGCAATCGGATCAAGAAAATATTGACCGCGCCCAAGAAGCTAGAAGCATTACAGCGGCGGCTCAAGATCAGATCATTTCGCTTAAAGCCCAAGAAATGGGTATTAAGCAAAAAGGCGGTATTGAGTTTGAAGTAACTGAAGATAAAAAGAACGCCGCGGATCAAGAAGTAAAGTTTGACCAAAGAATTGAGGTCATACATGAAGGCGAAGGACAAAAAGGTCGTGGTAGACCAAGAAAGTCGGTATAAAAGAACTCCCTTCGGGGAGTTTTTGATTTAGAATGTAAAAAATATTTCTAGGATAGTTCTATGGCTGATCCAATCGTAAGTCCCCCTTCTTTAACAGGATTTATCGCGTGGGCGCAAGCCGTTATGGGGATACCCACAACTGCTATGTCCCCTGATGATCCGGGCTGGAACTATGCCTATGTAATCGCTAAAGACATTGTTCCGACTGATTTTGCTAATACAGTAAAGGACATTTACACTTTAACAGTCTATAACTGGGGCGGTAGCCAACTATTGCAGTTTCAGCAAGATTATCCCGGTCAAACCTATTTCACCACATTACGCAATCAATTTGGCATTAATAACTTTGTAGCTGGCGTCATAAATGCCGCTGGCGATGTAAGCACCCATGAAGCACTCTCTATAGGACACGGATTGCGCGACTTGAGCCTTTTAGACCTCCAACGCATTAAAGACCCTTACGGGCGCGTAGCGCTATCCTATATGCAACAACTTGGCACTCTTTGGGGGCTAACTTAATGAGTTTAAAATTAGGTCTAGGCGTAATAGATGTTCCAGAACCTTATGGTGACCCTCCAAAATCCACTTATGAAGTAGGTATGGACTTGGAAAAACGCTACGGCATATTTACAATGTTTTATAACTTCCGTGAAAAAGAAATATCCGAATTAATAGCTAAAGATGCCGCAATTGGCTTAGAAATGATGCTAAAAGGTGAATCGGTTGATATAGCAAGTGTATTCGCCGTAAGTTCCGAAGAAATTACCGACAAAATGCACGACTTTATTACCCAGCGCGAAGTAGAAAACATTGCCTCCACATACGGAGAACAAGGTATCCCTACTCAAGCCGCTATAGATGGTAAGAGTTTTAGATTTGATAAAGGGTTTACAGCTAAACGTCAAGTTAAGGGTTTAAAAGGTACAGGCACAGCATTTACTAAACGTAACCAAAAACGCGAAGCTGTTGCGCGCCCATCATTTATGTATTCTGGCGTATTTGAAGCTTCTTTAAAAGCGGAGATTAAATAATGGCATCAGCCGTAGAAGCCGCGCAAGCAAAACCGCAATTAGGCGCTGGGTTAGCACAAGGCGTAGAAACGCTTTCGGGTAATGAACAAGTAACCTTTACGCTCTATGTTAAATTGGTTTTGCCTTTAGACGGATACGTATTTTGGGTAAATGCTAGTCTTTTGACTGATTCTGCCCTTTTTAACGCATCGCAATATAACAAATTACTTTATAACAATTACCCTGAAGGCGTACCTGCAAGACAATTAGTAGCTAGTGGCTCATTCCATTTTAGTAGTGATGTTCAAATGTTGGAAGATCGTCAAACTGTGTTTAACCACACTACTTTTACTTCTTTGGTAGAAATAGCCGATTTCAACTTAATTAACCCTCAGTTTCAATATATAGCAACTTATCAAGGGATGCGATTTGCCTTTAATACTAGGGCAAACTTCTACAAACAAGCCGATTTATACCATTATCGTGGCGATGCGCTGTATTCAGTAATGAATACCCAAATCATTGACACAATGACAGGATTTGATACTCAAAGCGTAATTGTGTCCAATAGCTTACCTATTTGGCTTAGTTTGAACCAATTTTTCCCTATGTACCCGTCTTATTTGGTAGACCAAAACATTGTCCCAGCTTATGCGGCTGTCGATATTAATCCAAGCCTAACTACTGCATTGCAAGATTTTCCATTATTAGACCCCGATTCAAACCCTTTCCAATTGGTCAAAGATACTGTAAAAATAACTATGTATGGTATTCGTAACCATGAAGCACTTAATTTTGTGCAATATATACTTGATTACAGTCGAAATACCGACAATATTGGCTTAATGAATATGCCTGTAATGCAAGACGAAAAAATGACTCAATCTGAGCTAGGAATCATGGCGCAAAAGAAAACCATTACTTTTGAAGTAAGTTATTACCAAACTACAGTAAATAATGTAGCAAGAGAATTAATAGAACACGCATTTATTTCCCTGACAGCAAGTACTATTCCAGTTTAAAATTAAGTAGTAATATGTTGTTATCTAAAACAAGTGTATAAAAGGAGTTACAAATGGCAATTACTTCAAACCCAGCAATCCAGAATGGCGCAGTTTCTACTGGTCTAGGTATTCATTCTTTTTTAAATATTACTGATACAACAGTAATTAAAACTGTTCCGGGTCGCATCTGTACAGTTAATGTTCTTATCGCTGGAACATCAGTCGGTACTGTATTTGACCATGCGGCAACATCAGGTCTTGTTACCGCAAATTTAGTAGCAGTAATTCCTGAAGCTGTTGGAACTTATGTAATTAATTTCCCATGCGCTGTAGGTATTGTTATTACGCCGCCACCAACTGGTACTGTTTCTGTTAGCTTCAATTAATTAGGGGGCAATTATGCCAAATATTGTAAATGTCGTTGTCACTCAACAAGTGGCAAGCGCACCTAATCAGCTACAGCAGACAGGGGCGTTTGTATCACAAGGTGGTACAACTTTAGCCGCTGGAACTACTCAACTGTTAACTCAGTTAAGTGATTTAACCAGCATCCTTAGACCTGCAACTGCAATTACTTCTCTTACTTGGGCAACCAATGTGGTAACTGTTACAACCACTACTGCTCATGGTATTCCAAGCGGTGATACAGTTCAAATTGTTATTGCTGGATGTACACCAACGGGATATAACGGCACTTTTGCTGGTACTTCTACTGGCACAAATACAGTTACTTATCCATTATTGACAAATCCGGGATCTGAAACAATTGCGGGAACTTTGCAACTTAATTCTACTTTAGAGTTAACAGCAATGGGCAATACTTTCTTTGCTCAAGGTTCTACTGTTTCTGTATTTGTTTTGGAATTAGGCGTAAATACTGTAACTAATGGAATTACTGAATTAGAAACTTACATTACAACTAATGTTGGTCATCCACCAACTTCTTCAACACCACAGTTTTATAGCTATTTATTGCCTATTGAATGGGATGTAGTTGGTGCAGAAACAATGGCTGGCTTATATGATGGTACAACTGCACAAGTTTACTTTTATGTATCTAGTACATTAGCTACTTATTCTGGTTGGGAAGGTAAAAAATCAGCATTTGTTACTTTACCAAGTCCAAATGCGCCAGCACAAGAATTTAGTGCCGCCGCTATTTTTTGGTCATCTTTGGCATATAATCCAAGCGTAAGTAATTTAGCTCATCCTTTTGAATATACTTATGTTTATTCTGTAACTCCTTATAGCACTTTAACCAATACTCAACAAACTCAATTGTTGGCGGCTGGTGTGAACTGGGTAGGTACAGGCGCACAAGGCGGTATTTCAAATACGCTGATTGAAGGCGGTACTTTTATGGATTTAAACCCATTTAATTACTGGTATTGTGTGGATTGGCTTTCTATTAATGTGGCTCAAGCTTTATCTGCGGCAATTATTAATGGTTCTAATTTGCCAACAAATCCTTTGTATTACAACCAAGCTGGTATTAATACCTTGCAAAAAGTAGCACAAGCAACAGTAAATAATGGTATTTCGTTTGGATTGATTCTTTCACCTGCTTCTGTAGTAGCAACTCCGTTTACTACTTATGTAGCACAGCATCCCGGTGATTATGCAACTGGTACTTATAACGGCTTGAGCCTGACATTTGT